TGTGCCGGGCTTTCGTCGTCACTCTCGCAAAGATTATGATTATCCCGCCAGTCTTTGGGTATCTCGACGGCATGAGCGGGAAAGGCGAGGGCGAGCAGCGTAACTACGGCAATGAGTGTTTTCACGGGGTAAGTATCCTTGGTTGTAGGGGTTGAATATGCACACATCAACGATCTATGTCAACCCCACAACGCCGGATGAAATCGGTTTCGCGCAGGCCGCGGGCCTGCCGGGAGACGTGCGGTTTTACTTCAAGGCGCCGAGCGGCGTCCCCTATGCGGAGATCATCGATCTCAACCCGCAGCTGGTGTTACGGCCGTTCAGCTCCAGCATGGCGTACGGCTACGACATCACGGTCGACGACCCCGTCGCGGCCTCGGGCCTCGCCATCATACCGGCGACGGTGATGAACGACAGGTTCAACATCGAGGTCTATACCCGCAACGATCTGCTGCAACCGCAGGACATGATCGCTTGCGGCCGGGTCGATCTCACCGGGAGCGGCTATACAATCACCGGGCCTTTGGGGCCCGCGTCGTTCTCCGCCGGGCCTCCAGGCGAGCCAGGACTGGCCGGGGCTCCCGGCGTGCGCGGCTCGCGCTGGTACACGGGCGCAGGCGCCCCGATAGATATTCCGGACGTCAGGGTCGAAGGCGACATGTACCTGAACGAGACCACCAGCGACGTCTGGCGCTGGGATGAAGACACCCGGAGCTGGACCGCATTCAAGGGGACCGCTGCATGAGCTGGGCCCCCGAAGCCAACATCAAGGGCCAGAAAGGCGACAAGGGCGACCGCGGCGATCCCGGGCCTCCGGGCGCGTCCGGCGCGGGCACCGGCAACGTCAACGGCCCTCCCGGTGCAACCCCGGACCACATCGCGACCTACAACGGCAACAGTGGCACCGTCATCCGCGACGGCGGCAAGCTGATCTCGGAGCTGGCGCCGGTCGTCCACACACATACGGCTTCACAAATCACCGACTTCGCCGAGGCCGTCGACGACCGTGCGGCTGTCCTGATCCAGAACGGCACCGGGATCACTTGGAGCTATAACGATACCGCGGGCACGCTGACGCCAACAGTGACGGTGCCGTCCTACACCGACGAGCAGGTGGACGATCGCGTCGCGGCGTTGATCCAGAACGGCACCGGGATCACCTGGGCGTATGACGATGCCGCTAATACGCTGACGCCGACGGTAACGGTTACGGGTGGCGGCGGCGCGGCTTCCGGCATCACGTTTGCCCCGGGCGGGACGAACCTTGTCGCGACCAACGTGCAGACGGCCATCGTCGAGTTGGACAACGAGAAGCTGGCGATCGACGGCACCCAGAACATGACCGGCGATTTGACGATCAACAAAGTAGACCCGACGCTGTATTTGCGGAAGACCTCAGGGACTTCGGGACTACAAGCCAACCGGATCGGCGGGTACACGGGATTTCTCGGGCGCTGGTCGATATCGCTGGGCGACCAAACTGCCGAGATCGCAACCGGCAATACCAGCACCGGCTCCGATTTCAAACTTTATCGCTACGACGATAACGGGGCCATGCTCGCCGCGGCGCTCGCGATCAACCGGGCTAGCGGCATCGCCACGCTGACGGCGCCGCTGTTGCTGCCGAACGTCGCGCCGACGAACGCGCTGGAGGCGACCACCAAGCAATACGTCGACGGCAGTATCCGCGCTCCTGCGACGGCGACGCCGCTGGTCGAGCTTGGGTCCGGTGCGGTCGGCACATCCGTCAAATACGCGCGTGAAGACCACGTGCATCCGGCGGCGGCAGGTGGCGGCGGCGGCACTGCTGCCAGCGTCACGTTCACGCCCGTCGGCAACATCTCGGGGGCGTCAACCAACGTACAGCTGGCGATTGCCGAAGTAGACGCCGAAAAAGTCGCCCTGGCTGGCGACCGCATGACCGGGGCCCTGCGGGTCGGCGCGGCGTTTTCAGCAACGCCGTGGGTTGCGGCGTTAAGCGCCAACAACATATCGGCCGACGTAGGGTTCGGCTTCAATGCGTTTATCAGCGCTTCCGGCACCCAATGGTTAGCTCAGACTGCCGGTTATGGCGCGGTAATTCAGCAGGCGGCGGGCAGCGGGCTTCTTACTTTTTCGTCGACGACGGCCTCGGTGGCTACTCCGGGTACGGCCTACACGCTCGTTCAAACGGCATCGCTTGATCGTACTGGCTTGTTCATTGCCTCCAACATCAACGCGGCTGCCAACATCAGCGCGACTGCCAACGTCAGCGCGGCTTCCGCCACCGTCTCCGGCGTCGCTAGCTTGGGCACTATCTCCGTCACTACCGGCGGGATCAACATTATCGCGCCGAGTACGACTACAACCCTTGGAATATACGTTGCCGGAGCGACAGCCGCCAACTGCGCCGAGTTCAGGGGCAACGCCCCCGCTCTATCCGCGGTCATCGGCTGGTGCCAGGGCCTCGGACATTACGGACGTGTCGGTCACATTGATGCCACTCCCGTCAAATGGAGCTTTTGGGGCTCGACCAGCGCATTCTTGAACGCCGGGTCCTGGTCCACCTCCGACGCCCGGGTCAAGACTTTCACCAGGGATCTCGACCCGGCCGCAGCACTGGCGGCCGTCAATGCGCTTGCCGTCAAGGAGTTCACGCCGAAATCCATCGCGGCATGCTCGATGTTCTTCGGCCGCGAGGACGTCGAAGACGACACGCTCTATGGATGGAGCGCCCAGGAAGTCGAGATGGTCATCCCGATTGCCGTGCGCGACATCGACCTGCCGAAGGATGATCAGGTCATTCGCGCGGCGCTGAAGAACATCAAGATACCCGAACACGACAGCGACGAGGCCCGGGCCCTCGGCGAAGAAAGCATGAGTATTAAAGCCATCAATGATAGATATATGCTAACCACGTTATGGACTGCGGTGCAGCGGCTCTCGACACAGAACGACGAGCTACGTGCCGAAATCGACTTGCTGAAAGGGACAGCATGAAATGGAGCGCAACGCCATTCACGGTTTCTGTCTGGCAGCTCCGTTCTCGCTGGCGGTGTGGGCACTGATCATATGGGGCGTGATGTGGGTGCTCGGATGAGGCCTTGGTTATCAAAGAAAGCGCTGAAGCGGTAACCGCCACCGTCAACGCGATGTCGTCGAGCCCTCTCGCGATAGCCCTCCTTCTTGTCAATGTGGGATTTCTTGCCTTTGCGGCATTTGTCCTTGGACAAGTCGCGACCAACGCTGCGGAACGCAACAAAAACCAGATGGAATTGATCTCCACGATGGTGGAGCAGATCAGGAATTGCGAGCGTGGGCACCATAATGGAGACACGAAATGAACGAGCACCTTAGGCTGAGCCCGGCAGGGGCTAATCTGATCAAGCACTTCGAGGGCTGTCTCAAGCCTCACGACGGCAGGTTCAAAGCCTATAAATGCCCCGCTGGCGTTACAACCATAGGTTGGGGCACGACAAGCGAGCATGGCCACCCGCTGAAGCTCGATACCGTGTGGACAAGAGCGCAATGCGACGAGGCTTTTCTCCATGACATGGAGGTGTTCGAAAAAGCCGTCCATTCTGCCGTAAAAGTGCAGTTGGACCCCTGGCAGTTCGACGCCTTGACGAGCTTCACCTATAATTGCGGGGTGGGCGCGCTGAAATCCTCGACGCTACTCAAACGTGTAAACTCGCTCGATTTCGCCAGCGCGGCGAAGGAGTTTCTGCGCTGGAATAAAGCCAACGGCAAAGAACTCGCGGGCCTGACCAGGCGCCGCAAGAGTGAGAGCCTGTTGTTCCAAAATATCACCGACGAAAACTATGACGGCATCGCCGATAAGCCTCACGCAAAGGATCATCCGATGGCGCAGGCCGTCGACAGTCCGGAGGATTGAACAATGGGCGCGAATATCTGGTTCTGGCTGCTTTACGTCATCACGCTGCTGTTCGGCGTCTGGGGCATGAACCCCTGGCGACCGGCGGATCAGACCTGGGCCCCGTTCGGAGGCTGGCTGATCCTGTTCATTCTCATCGGCATCCTCGGGTTGCATACTTTTGGAAGCCCTATTCGCTAACCTCCCAGACTTGGGGCGAGGGCGCAAATGCCTCGTCCCGCTCTTTTTGGGAGTGAAATAGAAAAAACCAACGGAGGACAAATTCATGCGAATAAGAGAGATGGTCAATGACCACCTATTACGTCAACTCTGTTACCGGCAACGACAACAATGCCGGTACCTCCGTCGCCGCAGCGTTCGACACCCTACAGGCTGCCGCTAACCACACCCGTCCCGGCGACTTCGTCGAGGTCATGACCGGGACTTACACGGGCCCTGCCGGAGGGCTGGTGCTAGACATCAAGATCGACGGCACCGCCAGCGCTCCCATCACCTACGAAGCAATGGCCGGACAACATCCGGTGATCGACAGCACTGGGACTTGGAACGCAGTCTACATCGAGGCCAACTACATCAACTTTCGTGGTTTCTTAGTCGAGGGTGGCGCCGACAATTACACGCTGGCTTACGCCTTAGCGAACGAGAGCCCCAGCAACGCCGCATTAAATGGTAACGGGATCGTCGTCATAGGCGCGCATCACGTCGTCATCGAGGATAACATCGTTCATGACATGGGCGGCGGCGGCATCGAGACCGGCAATGCGGATTACGTCTCGATCCTCAACAACACGGTATACGACAATGCGCACTGGTCGGCTTATGGTAACTCTGGCATCGGCGTCGTCACGTCGGTCAATTTTGATAATGCCCCGGGCCCTCACATCGTCATCGACGGGAATACTTCCTACGGTAATGCAAATTTGGTGCCGGAGTATCGCTTCCACACCATCACGGACGGTAACGGCATCTCGTTGGATAGCAACAATAACACTGGCTATACTGGTGGATTTCTGGTCCAGAACAACACCGTGCACGACAATGGCGGCGTGGGAATTATTGCGTTTAAATCCAACGGGGCCCTGATCACCCACAATGCGACCTGGGACAACAATCTCTCGCCAACGCAATCGGCAGATCATTCCGAGATTTGGAATAACCAATCATCGAACGTCACGATCATCGACAACACGGGCGAGCCTACCGAGCCCCCGCCACCGCCACCCCCGCCACCCCCGCCACCCCCTGTTGATCAGATCATCAACGGCAGCAACGGCGCCGACGCGCTGACCGGCGGCGCCGGTAACGACACCCTCGACGGCAAGAACGGCAGCGACATCATCAATGGCGGTGCCGGTGCTGATGTCCTGACCGGCGGCAACGGCGGCGACACGTTCGTGTTTAGGGCGGGTGAGGCCAACGGCGATGCCGTCACCGATTGGCGCAGCAACGACAGCTTGGAGTTTCACGGCTACGGCAACGGGAGTTTCACGCAAGTCGACGCCACCCATTGGGCCATCGGCTACGAGGGCAACACCCATGCGCCGGACATTATCTCGCTGCCTGTACATTTCGACTACCAATTCTTGGCGTGATCCGATGCTGCCCGGCACTAAAGAACTGATCCGCGAAGTCGCCGAGCGGCACGGGGTGGAGATCGACGACGTGGTCTCGCCTTACGGCGCCAGAGAGCTGACCCCGATCCGCAGCGAAGTGACCCACACCTTGAAAAACAACGGCTACACCGTCAGCAACATCGCAAGGTTGCTGAAACGCGACCGCCACACGATCTATGATTGGTTGACCAGGCCGAACAACACATGAAAACCCTTGACCCGGCAATTTCGGATCGCATAGATAACCGGGAAAGCTGCGCCTCACATCGTGGCTTTCAGGGTTAATGGGATTATCAACTAAAAAGCCCCGCCAGATTTCTCTAGCGGGGCTCTTTTTATTTAATGCGGATTAAAACGGCGTGTCTTCTTTTTCCGCGACCTCGCCGTCGTCGAAAGCGGAGCCCGCAGAGGGCCTGCCGTCGAGCCGCTGGCGGCCCTCGGACTGGATCACTTGCAGGTGGTTGAGCCCGAAGCTGACGCCCTTCTTGCCCTGGGCATTCCAGGCGAACGGCACGACGTTGGCGCGGACAAGCTGGCCCGACCACACTTCCTCCGGCACGAGAATATCCTGCCGGTTGACGTCGACCACGCCGGGCTTGTTCTTCGACCACGGCGAGATGTAGGTGTGGCCCGGATGATAGCCGTCGTAGGTTTTCTTGCCCGCATCACGGAACGGCATCTCCACCGTTTTGAGATTGACGTTGTCGCCGAACTCTTTCTTGGCGGCGGCAATGCAGGCGTCCTGAAGGGCCTTGTACGCTGGGCTCTTCTGCTGCGCCTGATCGAAGATCAGCGAGCAATTATAAACGGCCTGTTGGCCTTCGAAGCGGGGACGGGGAGTGAAAATATTCGCGAAACTAAGCGTCGCATAGGGGGTATTGATGGCAGCCATTCTAATAACCTCGGTTTGAGTACGATGACACAAGAATAATATAGCGTCGAAATCAACCCCTTGTCAACGGTTTTTCTCTGGCAATTCAATAAACCCGCAGCACATCCTGTCGCCGTTGAGATGATAAGCTCTCAGCAACGCCGCCTTCTTTTGTTCTTCAGTCGGCTCCCAAGCCGGATGATCGAACGGCATCTGGACCAGCGGTCGCGTCTGCACCGGCCCTGAACCGGGAAGTGTTGGATTATCGGCGGGGAACGGAAACGGAATTGTTTCGGTCCTCAGTACCGGAGGCGCATTCTCGCCAGATCTGAACATCCACGTGTGCTGGATGATAGTCTGTTCTGGTATTTTTATCCCTTGAGCCGATGCACCGGCAGTCATCAGCAACGCCGCAAGCAGGACACTCATGTAAATAATCCCTCGTCATCAAAAGCCGAAGCAGCATAGGCTTGATGCTTCATGGCGAAGGCTTTGCACTCGGTCTTGCGGACGCACCAGCGGCAGTGCGGGCCCGCGTGCTCGGTGGTGTCTCCAGCCTTGATCGCCGCCACAGCGGGAAGCACCACCTTGTCGCGCCAGTCCTGCAATTCCCCCAGCGTCGTGACGTGCGAGCGCAGCGGGGTGCTGCCGACGCGCGGCTGGCAGATGGTCAGGGTCACCCGCACACGTGGGCTTTTCTCCATAATGTGCGACGACAACGCCAACGCATAGAGTTTGAGCTGCGGAGTATCGGGGTCAACGACGTGGCCCTTGCCGAATTTGAGATCAGAGACGTAGAGATCCTTGACGGAGAAAACACCGCAATCGAGCGTGCCCCAGACCATGCCGCGCGTAAGCGGCACGACGAGACGCTTTTCGAGGTACACCCGTGCATCGGGTAGAGCCATCAAGCCCTGGACGTGTGTGATGTACGGGTTCAGGGCCCGGCACATGCCGGGGGAGACGATATATTCGTCGCCCTCGACAACGACCTTATCCGGCAGGAAGATATCCCCGTTGAGGGTCATCTCGGCAACAGCATGCGCCGCGGTGCCTTCGCGGGCGAACCTTGACGAAGGGCGCAAGATGTCCTTCGTCAGGGTGACGCTCGCAGGGCACGAAAGCCACATAGCGGCCGACGAGGGCGAACACGCGGCATGCTGAGCCATCTCAATGCCCCATGGCTGTCAGGACCATGATCGCGACGACCGCGGCGATGGCGATGGCTGGAATAGCATACTGGTCCATCAGCTCTCCCAGTTATCCGTCGCCGAGTTGAGCGTCACCTTTATGACCAGCCACACCGCGCCGAACACGAGGGCGACGCCGCCTGCCGCCAGCGCGCATGTGAGCAGGACATCACCCACCTAACGCCCCCTTGTCGATGGCGTCGCGGATCGGCACGAACGCTTCGGGCTTCAGTTCGCGGAAGCTCTTGGCACCGTCACCGAAGCGGCTCAGCAGCTCAAACACTTCCTGTTGATGACCGTTGGCGTAGGCCTTCCGAAGCTCTTCGAGCGTCTGCTGGCGCAGCTTCACGATCTCGGCCGGGTCCTCGAACAGCTCTACTTCCGGCTCCGGCTCCGGCTCCGGCGCTGGCGGCGGTGGCGGGGTCGGCCTGACAGGCGGGACGATCCCTGCACCCCTGTCGGCCTTGGCGGCCCGCTTGGCAGCAACCCTCTCTAACGCGGCGACGCGCATTTTCTCGTCGTTGATTTTCTGCCTCTCAGTCCTGACGCGCTTGGGTTTCTCCACAGGGAGAACCACAGGCTTTTCCACCGGCTTTTCCACCGGCTTTTCCACCGGCTTGGGCTGAGACGCGGCAACGGCAGGGATTTTGTCTAAAGCCTCGTTCCAGGGAGCGTTGACGGGTGCAGGATCGGCCTGCATCGACGTGGTGCCGGTCTCCGCCCCTAACATCAGGTCCATTTCTTTAAGGATTTCGCTAAAAGTGCCTTCAAAAGTAATCTTCACGTTGCTTCTCCTGGGGTGGTTTGACTATCGAATAACTGGGTGAATTCTCTGGCTTTTCTTACCAGAAGGTTGCTGATGAGATCGTCAACGGTCCCCGACGCAGAGAGCATCCGGGCGACGACGCCGTCCTTCTGGCCGATGCGGTGCACCCGGCACGCGGCCTGGGCGTTGTCCATCGGGGTCCAAGAACTCTCGACGAAGACCACGTCAGAGCATTTGCACTTGGGGCCCACCAAGGTGATCGCGGTGCCCGCCGCTTGTATGTTTCCGATGAAGACGCGGCACTGCGGATCGTTCAGGAACTTATCCACAGCGTCCTCGCGCTCCCTGGGGATCGTCGAGCCCGTCAGCACCGCCGGAGAATACTCGCCGAGATGACGGAACAGGGCGCCGATGACGTGGGCATGGTGCGCGAAGACTAAGATTTTGCGGTTGGCGGGAAGGTTGTCGAGCATATCAACGATGTACTCGGTCGCGCCGCGAAGCTTGGCGGCACCCAGCATGCGTCTCAACGACATCAGCCCGATGCTGTTGCCCATGACGCGCAGCGCCTCGGCCATCGCATCGAGGCTGCCGCCTTTATGATTTAAAATCTGGTCAAGGGTCTCCTCGAACTTTTTGAGATCGGCCTCGGCCATCATGCTGTGGTCCAAGGGGACAGGCACTGTGTCCCAGATGATAGCGGGCAAGTCTTTGAAGACGTCTTCCTTCCTGACACGCACCATGAACGGCGCGATGAGCTTCCTGAGGACGTCGAGGTTCTTCGAGCCCTCGATGACTTTGATCATGCGACTGCCGCCGAAGGTCTTGTGGGTGATGCGGCAGAACCGTTCCTCGTACTCGTTCCGGGTCATTTTGAGGTTCGGCCAGCAGATGTTGAGCAGCGTGTAGAGGTCCCCGGCGTGGTTGCGCATAGGCGTGCCGGAGAGCGGCACGATTTGCCCGAGCCGGTGCCTAGCACGGGTCAGGATTTTTACCCGGTTAGTGTCCGCGGCGTTGAAGGCGTGGGCCTCGTCCACCGCGGTCAGCTGAAAGCCGTATTTCCCGGCGACCAGGGCCTCGGCGACGGGTCCCATGCGCTGCGACATCAGGCCGTGGT